CGTGAGTCGCGGCCTGCGATCGGGGTCGATTTGACCCCGGATCGGTCTCGGGCGTCGGTGGGGTTCGCTGCGGCGCGGGCGGATGGGTTGCCGATGGGGATGGTGGTGCGGAACGGGGCCGGTACGGGGTGGGTGGTCGAGGACACGGTGAAGCTGGCCAAGGAGAAAGGCGCGGTGTGTGTGGTGCTGGACGGGACCGGGCCGGCCGCGAACCTCGCGAACGACATTGAGAGGGAGTTGGCGGGGTGGTCGTGTGAGGTGAAGCGGCTGACCACCGATGAGGTGGCGAACGGATGCGCCGATTTGAAGGACTCGGTGATCACCGAACAATTCCGGCACGTCGGCCAGCTCGAGCTGGACGAGGCGGTGAAGGGCGCGATCGAGATCAAGGTGGGGGACCGGATGAAGTTCGGTCGGCGTGCGTCGGGTGTCGATGGGACGGATATCAGCACGTTGTACGCCGTGATCAACGGGATGATCGGGTTGAATTCCACTCCCGACAGCACCTACGAGGACCGAGGTTTCACAACGCTATGACACACATCGATGTACTGACCGTGATCCTGGTCGTTGTCACCGCCGCTGCTGCTGGTGTCGCCGGGTGGTTGCTGTGGGTGCTGAACGCCCGGGAGGAAGCTGAGTGTGCTCGGGCGCTGATCGTGCCGGGGGTGGTCGAGCGGAAGCTCCGGGCACGGGTGATCGTGACCCTGAAATCGGGCGACACGTTCGAGGGCGTGTTGGTCGAGGCCGACGAGGATGCATGGGTGCTGCGGTCGGCGTCGGCGGTCGGGGCCGCGGATGACCGGTCTGACCTGCCCGTTGATGGTGAAATCATCTTGATGAGTGCCGACATTGCGTACGCGCAGAAACCATAGGGAGGCTGTACGTGCTGCTATCCGGAGGCAGGCTTGTCAGCAAGACCCCGACTTTCCCGTTCACCCCCGCGACGTCCGCTGATTGGTGGTACGACTCCGAGCGTGTGTCCCGGTTGGGCGCGTACTCCGACATGTACCGGCGTCAGCTGTGGGTGTACGTGCTGGTCCACAAGCGGGCCGGCGCGACCGCTCGGTTGCCGTTGAAGGTGTACGAACGGGACGACCTGAACCGTCCGGAGGCTGAGGGGCACCCGTTCCAGGAGTTGATGCGGAACCCGAATCCTGCGATCAGTTCGTATCGGTTTTGGGATTGGACGTCGTCGACGTATGACATTTACGGGCATACGTTCTGGTTGAAGCGGTACGACAATGGTGGGCGCCCGTTCCAGTTGGTGCCGTTGCATCCTACGGCGATGGTTCCTCAGGATGATGGAACGTGGCGGTTCAATAACGGGAAGACGGTGATCCCGGAAATCGAACCGAATGATGTGGTGCATTTCCGGTCGTTCAACCCTGCCGATGGCCGGGTGGGGTTGTCGCCGTTGGAGCCGTTGCGGGACACGTTGGAGAACGAGTCTGCGGCCCGGGTCGCGACGTCGTCGTTCTGGCGGAACGGTGCCCGGCCGGGGGTGGCGTTGAAGCACCCGAAGAACCTCGGTAAGCCAGCTGCGGATCGGCTGAAAGCTCAGTGGCAGGAAATCGCAGCTGGTGCCGGAAACACGGGAACGACGGTGGTTCTCGAGGAGGGCATGGAGCCCGCGATCCTCACGCTGACCGCGGAGGAAGCGCAATACATTGAGACGCGGAAGCTGAACCGTGAGGAAGTGTGCGCGGCGTACGACGTGCCGCCCCCGGTGGTGCACATCCTGGACCGGGCGACGTTCAGCAACATCACCGAGCAGATGCGCAGCATGTACCGGGACACGATGGCCCCGCATTTGAAGGCGTTCGAGGCGGACATCGACACGCAGCTGCGGGCGCCTCACTTCGGGGACTCGGTGTACGCGGAGTTCCTGCTCGATGAGGTTCTCCGAGGTGATTTCGAGGCCCGCGCGGAGGCATATCGGAAGGCCGATTACATGACGATTGCGGAGAAGCGGAAGGCGGAGAACCTGCCGTTTATCGAGGGCACCGACAAAATCTTCGTCAATGCCGCAATCGTTCCGTTGGACGAGGCTTCCCGGTCGCGGGTGCCGGTCGCGGTCCGGGCGGTTGCTGCTGCGGATCCGGATCCCGAACCGGTCGGCGCCGACGCCGACGCCGGGCCTGACGATGCGGCCGTGCCGGCCGCGCCCAACGTCAACCCGTTCACGGTCCGATCGGTCATGGGCCGGTTGTCGTGGCAGAAGACCCTGGACCAGATCGACCGGGAGGCACTGGTGAAGGGCCTGAACGGAGACAGCACCGCAATCCTGAGCATCCTTGATCAGGCTGAAGCTGCACACGAAGACGTTCCCGCGTTGCGGGCACGGATCCGCGCATTGACGAAGGGAGCAGCACAGTGAGCAAGCAGTATCTGATGGGTGAGGTCAAGGCGGTCGACGACGGGTCGAAGCATGGTGCGTTCGAGGTGATCCTCTCGGCGCCGACCTTGGATCGTGACGGTGAGGTGGTTGAGTCGCGGGTGTTCGAGCCGCTCCCGGATCACATCACGTTCGACATTGATCACGGGATGAGCGTGGCGACGACGGTCGGATCGGGGCGGCCGGAGTACACCGAGGATGGTCTTCTCAAGGTGGTCGGGACCTACAGCTCGATCCCGCGTGCGCAGGAGGTGCGGACCCTGGTCAAGGAAGGGCACATCCGGACGACGTCGGTGGCGTTCATGAACGCGGTTCGGGAGGAAAAGGACGGGGTGCCGCACGTCGTCAGCGCCGAGCTGCTGAACGGTGCGTTCGTGCCGATCCCGTCGAACCGTGAATCGGTGGTCCTCTCGGCGAAGGCATACCGCGAAGCCATAGCCCCGTCCACGGAGCGTCTGTTCCCTGGCGCGTGGCGCTCGCGGAAGGGCTGGGGGATGTCCGCCAACGACCTGGGTGCGGCCGTCAGCGATGCGGTCCGCGGCGCTCACGGCGCCGGCGCGGATGAGGATGTGTGGGTGTGGGTTCGGGATTGGTCGGACGAGTGGGTTGTGTTCCAGATCGAGACGGAGACGTCGGCGAAGCTGTATCAGCAGGGGTACACGGTCGAGGAGCGGAAGGCGTCCCTGGTCGGTGAGCCGTCCGAGGTTCGCGCGCGGACGGTTTATGATCCTCTGAGTACCGAGAGCAACGCACCAGCTCCCGTGACCGCCGATCCCGGTTCGCCGGCGTCCGCGAAGTCGCCGGAACGCGTCCGTGTTGCGAAGGCTCGCGCGCTTGTCATGCGTGCTGGTCTGCCGGTCATTCACTGATCGTTCCGTACCCCTTGAGCTGTGGGTTGTCCCCTGGTTCCGGGGGGTTTCTTCGCACCCCGGGAAGGGGAAACATCCGATGCCTACGATGACCATCCGTGAGCAGTTCGAGGAAGACGTCAAGACGCTCACTGCGCTCGCGGACGCGATCGACCGGGACACCAAGGACGGTAAGCCGGCGACCCCCGGTCAGCTGGCCGAGATCGATGCGTTGTCCGAAAAGGTGGCCAACGGACACGCCGCCGTCATCGCCGAGGGGCGTGTCTCGGGCAAGCGGAAGGAAGCTCAGGCGTTCCTGGCCGAGATCACCGGTCAGCCCGTCTCGAAGACCACCGAGCGGCCGACGCACACCGCGGCCGGTCTGCCGATGAACCCGGGAAACAAGACCCTCGGCCAGCTATTCACCGAGTCCGGCGAGTACAGCGAGTTCCGCAAGCGGTACGCCGGCCGTGACGGGAACATCCCGGACTCGGTGAAGGGCATCCAGTCGCCCACGTTCATGACCGACATGAAGGCGCTGGTGACCGGTGCGTCGGACACCAGCGGTGGCGCGTTCGTCCGCAACGACATCTACGCCCCGGTTACCGACCTGGTCGGGGAGCGTGAGCTGTCGGTCGCCGACCTGGTGACCCGCGGCACCACCGATTCGGACACTATCGAATACGTCCGGATCACCGGCAAGACCAACAACGCCGCCCCGGTGCCCGAGGCGACTCAGGCCGGCCTGCCGGCGACGTACAACGCGCCGACCGCTGGTGAGCTGACGTCGGGTGGTTACAAGCCCGAGTCCGGTCTGGCTCTGGAGAAGGTCACGACCACGGTCAAGACCCTCGCCCACTGGATGCCGATCACCAAGCGCGCGGCGTCCGACGCGGGTCAGGTTCGTACCCTGGTCGACAACTTCCTGCGGTACGGGCTGCAGGAGGAGCTCGAGGACCAGATGCTGACCGGTGCCGGTACCGGCGAGAACTTCCAGGGGATCCTGGGGTCGGGTATCTCGACCGTGGGCTCCGCGGGCACCGACATCGATGCCATCGTGGACGCCATCCGCACGATCCGGGTGACCGGACGGCGTCGGCCGACCGCCGTCGTGATGCACCCGAACGACTGGTACTCGACCGGGTTCCTTCTGAGCAAGGACACCACCGGCCGGTACCTGGTCGGTGACCCGCGAGCCAGCCTCGAGCAGCTCAACACCCTGTGGGGTATGCGGGTCGTGGTCACGGAGGCGATGACCGAGAACACCGCGCTCGTGGGTGACTTCCGGTACGCGGTGCTGTGGGAGCGGGAGGGCATCACCCTCTCGGTGTCCGACAGCCACCTTGATTTCTTCACCCGGAACCTGCTCGCGATCCTCGCGGAGATGCGCGCCGGGTTCGGTGTGCTGGACGTCCAGGCGTTCTGCTCGGTCACCGCGGTCTGACACCAGCTCGCGCAACGCACGACCCGAACCGATCCGAACCGATACGGAGGCACGAACTCATGGCAGTGCAGCAGAACAAGACCGGCGGTGACCAGGCCCGGACCAATGCGTCCAACCCCCGCCACCCCGACACGAACGCCGACCGCGACCCCCGCGCGTTCGGCACCATCGAAGTCACCGAGACCGACGAATCCGGCCCGGGAACGGTTGACCCGGTGGTCATGCCGACCGCGGCCGGCGACGGCGGATCCACGTTCGCGAGTCGCCGGGCGGCTCGCACCAAGGGGCCTGAGAGCAAGCAGGTCCAGTCGGCCGAGAACAAGTAAGAGGAGCGGACGAGAATGGCCAACGTAAACGTCGGAACGACCACGACCGTGCTGGACAACGGCACTGCTGCGGCCATTCTCGTCCGGAACACCGGGCCGAAGGATGTGCGGATCTCGCCCGGTGGGTACACCCTCAGCCCCGGGTCGTACCAGCGGATCGTCACCGGGGGTCAGGCGGTGACGGCGGTGGCACTGCGTGCTGGTTCGCAGGCCACCGTCGACGTCGCCACCGAGGTCCCCCTGACCCCGATGGCTACCCAGATGGCCGGTCTGCCGACCGCGACCCGGGTCAAGGTCACCGCACTGCCTGCGTTGCCGGTCGGGTCGACCGACGTCTCGGTGACGTGGGTGACGTCGATGCCTTCGGCGTCGTACTCGGTGCAGGCCACCATCGAAGGTGGCGCCGCCGCAACTGGTGGTGTCACCGCGCACCCGAAGACGTCGACCTTCACCGCGGCGGGTTGCACCATCACGGTGGTGAACCGGACGGCCGGCGCCATTGCGTCGGCCGCGGGGTTCATCCACGCGTTCGCGATCAGCACGGGTGTGTGATGGCTCATCACCGTGTTGCGCACCCGGTTGACGTGCCGGGTTGCTTCGGGTGCCGGTGTCTGGGGATCGGGTTCCAGGGGTTGCAGTCGAGGCTTGGCCCGGATCCGGTTCAGACGGTTCCGGTGCGCGCCGAGGTTGGCCCGTCTGCGGGGGCAACGGTCGGGTCGCACATGGTGCATTGGGACGGTCGGCAGGATGCGAATGTGCGGGCGCCCACGGTGGTGCTGAAAAGCCGAACAGAGGAGAGACGATGACGACGATAAGAGACGACATCCAGAGGCTTCGCGCCCGGATCGGGGATCTTGAACTGCTCGCCGAGCTCGAGCAAGACGCGGCCGAGGCGAAGGCTGCTTACCAGGCTGATCCGGACAACGAGAAGCTCAAGAAAGC